GTGTTAGATACTCCAGCAATGGCGTTGCGATTGAAGGAGGATTATCAAGACAAAGGGCACGACATAACGATCTTCCCCGATGCAAGCGGTGGCAATACCTCAAGCAAGTCTGCAAGCGAGTCCGATTTATCTATTTTGCGCAGTTATGGGTTTAGAATTGAGGTAAATCACGCAAACCCTCCCAGAAAAGACCGTGTAAATAGCTATAAAGCCATGATTTGTAATGCAAATGGAGAAAGAAGGTTTAAAATAAACACTAATATGTGTCCGGTGACAACTGAGTCGCTAGAACAACAGATTTACGGATTGGATGGAATGCCGGATAAGAAAGCAGGCAAAGACCATCCAAACGACGCGAACGGGTACTTTATAGTTAAGCGATACCCAATTGTCAAAAACACGGCTCAGAGGGCGCAAATTATAGGGATTTAACATGTCAACTACCGATAAACCAGACTATCAGCACCCAGAGTACCAAGCTAAAATTGAGCGGTGGAAGCGATGCCGCGATGCCGTTTCAGGTCAAGATGCTGTGCATGCTGGCGGGAAAAAATATCTTCCAAAGTTGCCGGGAGGCGGCGAAACTGACGAAGAGTATATGGCACGTAAGCTAGGAACACCGTATTTTAATGCGTCTGGTCGCACTGTCGAGGGCATGGTTGGGCTAGTTTTCCGCAAAGCTCCGGTGTATGAAATACCGCCAAGCATGGAAGCTATCGAGTACGACATGACTATGACGGGCTCGGACATGACATCGTTTAGCAAGCGGCTTATCACTGAGATTGAAGTGGTCGGGCGTGTTGGCGTGTTGGTTGAATACCCGACTGTACCAGTCCAGCCTGTGACAGAAGCACAACGTGCAGCGTTAAACCTCCGTCCGTATGCAAGCATGTACAAAGCAGAGACAATTATCAATTGGCGCATCGGTCGAATCAATAACCAATTGCAGCCTGTCCTAGTCGTATTATCTGAAACATTCGAAGACCATGGTCAATTCGAGACTGCATACAAGCCACAATTGCGCGTGCTAGAGCTTAGCGAAGGCGCGTATGTTCAAACGATCTGGCGCAAGACTGACAAGGGAGAATGGGCGGTATTTGACAAAGTGATGCCTATCATGAACGGTAGCCCTTTGCACTACATTCCGTTTCAGATCATCGGGGCTAACTCGCTTGAGTACGAAGTTGCAAAACCTCCACTGATTGATCTAGTTGATATAAATCTAGCACATTATATAAATAGTTCATTTTTGGAGCGCGGTGCAAATTTTACGGGAAGCCCGTTTGTTTTTATTGCAGGCATTCAGCTTGAGAAAGACCAGTCTATAAAGATTGGCAGCCCTACCGCTATCGTAGCACCTGACCCATCTGCAAACGCGCAATTTGTGGAGTTTCACGGTACTGGTTTAGGTACTCTGGAAAACCTGTTGAACCGAAAAGAGTCGCAAATGGCGGCTATTGGCGCGCGCATGCTAGCGCCTGAAAAGTCCGGTGTAGAAGCTGCTCAGGCAATGGAAATCAAGCGTGCGGGTGAAACTAGCGTTCTTGCATCCCATGCGAATACAGTTTCCGAAGCAATGGAAGCGATTTTGAATTGGCTAGGCGAATGGATGGGCATTGACGCGCAGGCAGAGTTTGAGCTCAACACTGACTACTTGCCAGTCAACATGACCGCGCAGGAAATCACGGCTCTTGTATCAGCATGGCAATCTGGCGCTATTAGTAAGCAGGATTTATTTTACAACTTGCAGCAAGGCGAGATTATCCAGCCAGGTAAGACTTACGAAGAACAACAGGACGAATCAGAAAGCGAAGCACCATCACTAGGAATGATGAGCGATGCCAACGGCGAATGATGAAATACTAGACAGGGCAATTAGTCACGCGGTCGATACAGAGAAGTATTCTAACTCTGTCGTGCGCAAGATTATTGCTTTGCTGAACGTATCAAACGAACGATTAGCTATCGAGTTGCAGGCGGCTATTTTGAAAGCGCCAAAGACTAGGTTTAACATCGAGCGTTTGGAATCGCTGCTTTTGTCGGTCAATTCCCTACTTAAAGAATCGTTTTATCTTACAAACGATCAGCTACAGTTAGAGCTTGAAGACTTTACGAAGTACGAAGTGAGTTTTCAGGCGATGACGTTGCAAGACGCTTTACCTGCATTCGTTAATGTAGGAACTGTAACTGGCGAACAAGTATTTGCGGTGGCTATGTCGCGCCCGTTTCAAGGTGTGATGCTTAAGGATGCATTAAACGGAATCAGTGAGACGACACAGCGTAAGATCAAGCAGACGATCTCCGCGGGTATCATCGAAGGTAGGACAACAGATCAAATCGTGCGGGAAATCATCGGGACACGTGCGAACAAATACGCTGATGGACTGATGCAGAAGTCTAGGCGCGATGTTGAAGCGGTGGTACGGTCATCAATATCGCATGTGGCTGCTTATGGGCGCGAAGCAGTGTCCAAGAAGAATGAGGACATCATTAAAGCGGTTAAGTGGCTATCGACCATTGATTTACGCACTTCTCCAGAGTGCCGCATACGTGACGACAAGATATACACTCCGGTAACTCATAAGCCTATCGGTCATAAAATTGGAATTGTCGAAGCACATCAACATTCGTTCTCAAGTCATACAAGGAAATGGGTATCGATATCGAAGGCGATGCGAATATCTCTACCACTCGCGCAAGTCTTGACGGGCAAATACCATCGGATAAATCCTATGCAGAATGGATTAAACAACAAAGCGCGGCGCGGCAAGATGAGGTATTGGGCGCGACACGTGGAAAGCTATTGCGAGAAGGTGGTTTGAAAATGGAAGATTTGTATTCGCAAAAGGGGCAATATTTAACGCTTGAAGAATTGCGTAAAAAAGAAGCTAGCGCATTTAAAAAAGCAGGACTATAATCGCGAGAAATAGGATAATATCCTACAAAGTTTTAGGGCAGTGCCCTACAATCAACCGTCCAGAGGACAACAAATGCCAATTATTGATACAGATACCCCAGAGGGGAAAGAAGCACTGAAAGCGCAAATCGAGGAAGCAGTCTCGGGTCTCGCAGCAAAGAACAAAGAATTGCTGGCAGAGGTCAAGGAAGCGCGTAAAAGTAGGACAATTGATCCAAAGGAAATCGAGGAACGTGACAACGAAATCGAAGCACTCAAAGGGCAATTGAACGAAGCGCAAAAGACTGTTAAGGAAGCGACGAAACAAGCGGAGACGTTTAAGAAATCGCTCGAAGGTGCAGAAGGCTTCACGCAGAAACTTTTGGTTGATAATGGATTGAATGATGCCTTGGCTAAATCAGGCGTGACCAATCCAGTACATCTAAAAGCGGCGAAATCAATGCTGGCAAGTCAAGTTGCTATCGTTGCTGACGGTGATAACCGAGTGGCGAAGATTGGTGATAAAGACTTGGCATCGTTCGTTGGTGAGTGGGCTAAAGGCGATGAGGGTAAATTCTTCGTCGCGGCTACACAAAACAATGGCGGTGGTGCGAATGGATCAAACAATGCTCCAAACAGTAAGACGGTGAATCGTGCAGGCTTTGAAGCGATGTCTCAAATGGAAAGATCGACATTCGCAAAAGAAGGCGGCAAGGTCACTGATTAAAAACTCTTTTAAGGAATAATCATGGCAAACGTATTAACGAATCTTGCAGCAGATATTTATAAGGCGGCTGATATTATCGGTCGCGAACAGGTCGGTGTAATTCCGTCCGTTACGATCAACAGTGATGCAGCTACTCGTGTAGCTCAAAATGACACTGTTCGGTCACATTTTACTCGCGCTCAAACGGTGGTTGAAACAATGACCCCTGCGATGACGATTCCTGAGGGTACAGATCAAACTATCGACACTAAGACATTGACTTTGGATAAAGTAGCATCTATTCAAATTCCGTGGACTGGTGAAGACATTAAACATGTCAATAACGGTTCCGGCTTTGAAACGATCTACGGTGATCAGATCAAGCAAGCTATGCGTGCGATCACTAACAAAATTGAATACAATTTGTGGGCGAATATGCGTCAAAACGCATCACGCGCTTATGGTACTGCTGGAACTACGCCATTCGGTTCAAACTTCAACGAAGTCGCTGAACTGCGTAAAATGTTAGTTGATAATGGCATGCCAATGAATGATCGAATGACTACATTGGCCGTCAACAGTTCTGCTGGCGTTAAGTTACGCAACTTGGCTCAATTGCAAAAAGCGAACGAGTCAGGCGGCACTGAATTGTTGCGCAACGGTACATTGCTTGACTTACAGGGAATGATGCTAAAAGAAACTGCGGCTCCGGTGTCGATCACTGCGGGTACAGGGGGAAGCTACACAACAAGTA